CCGGAATGCTTACAGAAGAAGAAAAATCTCAACTACTAAAAAATATTAAATCTGACTTTGAATCTGTACTTGCTGAACAAGATGATTTGGATATTACCGTGTCGGGGATGAAAAAGTAATATGGCAGGAGATCGGTATGTTTATCGACGTAAACCCGAGGGATTGTTATCTACTACGGATGCCGCCGCGGCAGCTCGTCCACTCACTAGTGAATTTTACGAAGCAATTGTTGTCGATGTGATATTGGATCACCACCATCCTGAGTATGCTAAAAAGGATGGGTATAATGTAGGCACCATTAAAATTCGTATTTTTTCTGTACACAATGGCAGAAGTGACGATCTTCTTGATTATGCAGATCCCATAGAATCTTCTATATTAGAAATGCCATTGATTGGTGAATTGGTAATATTACACAAGATTCTTGGAATTTTTTATTACACACGAAAAATTTTTCTTGCACACAGAATACAAGAAAACGGTATGTTGCAATTAAATAATGCTTTAAATTCTAGAAGTGAAAAACTTACATCAAAGATTGCCACTACAAAACAAGAATTGGCATCGGATAAGTATAAATTTGGCGAGTATTTTAAACCAGATAGTCGAGTCCGACCATTAAAACATTTTGAGGGTGATTTATTAATCCAAGGGAGAATGGGTCAATCTATTCGATTTGGATCAAGTCAAATGGAACTATCAAGCCCTGGCATGGCACCAAATATAATACTTCGCACGGGTCAAGGAAAGGACATAGAAAAGACTGATGCAACAAAAGATAGTGTATTTGGATTGATATTGGAGGATATTAACAAAGATGCCTCTTCTATATGGATGACGGCAGATCAAAATGTGCCGTTTGAACCGATAACAATCAAAGCGGGATCGTTCAATCGTTCAATGCAAGCACCGCCACAAAAATATAGCGGTGCACAAATCATAATGAACTCAGATTCAATTGTCTTAGATTCTAAAAAAACACACATATCACTATATTCTAACGAAGAAATATATTTAAATAGCTTCAAAAATACAGCAATAGATACTGACAGCAGTATTATATTGACTGCTAACTTAGATATAGAACTAAAATCAAGTCGTAGTGTAGATATTGGCGCAGATGCAGATGTTACAATTGTATCCGGCAAGGATATATCAATTGCTGCATTAGGTACACTATCATTGGTTGGAGGAAAAATACATTTTGGTGGTATTGATAATGATGTAGAACCTATGGTCGGCGGCACAAGTTTATCCATGTTTCTTGCAAGACTAATTCATGCATTGATGGGAATCGGTGTGACACCACCACAAGTTCCGACATACCAATCTATAGGGTCACCAATACCAACTACCGTGATTCCTCCATTGGTACCCGGCCCAGCGACGATGGCACACGTAATAACACCAGTGGGCCCAGCAATGCTATCACCATTAATAGTGACAGCTCTAACAGCATTATATGCTGAATTGATGCCACCAAATGCAGGAGCAATAAAAAAACTACCATTTTCAGGCGCTCCCTTCAATAGTTTAGATGCATTTGTTGGTATGTCTAACGAAGATACAAATCTTCTTATTGAAAAGAACGAATTTAAAACTGGTGAACAAACAAAAGTCGAAAATAATAAATGGAAACTTACCGATGATTACTATAAAGTATTATGATTATACCGACCGATCCTTTAAAAACCGCAATGGATGCCACCAAGGCCGCAGCTTCCAATGCTCCTATTCCAGTAAACGTTACATCTGTAATGCGCACGGTAGATACTGCACAAACAAATCTAAATAATTTAGCAAAGTATAAAGATCTGGAATTAATAAAAAAAGAAGCTGAGGCCAAGGTAATGGCATTGACTGCTGACAAGCAACAAGAAGTATTAGCACAAAAAGCTGAAATAGAAAAACAGGTTGCGGAAAAACTAACATTATTATTAACATTATATTTGTCATTTCCGCCAAAGTTGCCCGCAAGTAATCCAAAGGCGTTGGCAAAAAAGGCATATGAAAAAACAAAAAAGGAATTGCGGGAATTAAAACAATCACTAAGTAAAGAAAATTTGAAAAAAGGAAAAGACGCATATAAGTATCCAATGAAGTTAACGGAATTGGCAACAACCAAAATTCCAGAAATACCAAAATTACCCAATGCGTTAAAACAAGAATAGTAAAATATTAAAATTATAACTTCAAAATCACCGTAAAGTTTAACTTACCACCATTTATATAGAGAGTGTTTTATGGATAGACAATTACTTAAAGCATACATTCGCACAATTGTTGAGGAAGAAGTTTCTAGAATTCTGCCACAAATGTTGTCCGAAGCAGTGTCAGAAATTAAGCAGCTCAAAGAAAATGTAACAGAACCAACAAGAACTGCGCCAAAACTTGACCGTAGTAAACTGGCAGAATTGATGGGAGTAACATATGACGGTAGTACATTGCGGGCGACCACAAACAATTTACCATCAAGACTTCCTGATAACATACCAGCCAATGCAGATCCAGAAGTGGTAAAGGCAATTACAAGAGATTATTCTGCAATGATGAAAGCGATGAAATTAACTTGAGATAAGATATGGCACAAGCAATTGGTATTACATTACCAATACAAATTGGAAATATGGGATATTTTCAACAAGCATTTGATACATTAACTCAAGTTAAATCAAACTTTATAAATTTGATACTTACTAGAAAGGGGGAGCGTGTCCACCAACCAGAGTTTGGGTGCGGCATTCATGATTATTTATTTGAACAACTCACTCCAGAAAATATTGAAGGGGCAAGACTCTCGGTAGTAAATGCAGTAGAACGTTGGATGCCATTTTTAGAACTGGTACAATTTGAACTCAATGCGTCACCAAACGACTTGGATAATAATAGACTTCAGTTATATGTTGGTTACAGATTAAGACAGAATCCAAATATCAGAGACACTATTATTCTAACGTTTTAGGAGATAATCAATGGCAGTAAATCAATCCATTACAAAAAAATTTAATCCAAACTTCAAGGACGTTAGTTATTTAGCAAAAAATTTCTCTGAATATCGGCAGAACTTAATAGAATTTGCTAAATCATATTATCCCAACACGTATAGTGATTTCAACGAAGCATCTCCGGGCATGATGTTTGTCGAAATGGCAGCATACGTTGGGGATGTTATGTCCTTTTATATTGATAATCAGTTTAAGGAAAATTTACTGTTATTTGCAAAGGAACGAAATAATGTAGTGAGCATATCACAGGCATTGGGATATAAACCCAAACTTACAGCAACTGCAACAGTGGAAGCGGATATATATCAAATGGTTCCCGCACTTGGCGTAACATTTAATTACGAACCAGATAAAAAATTCTTTTTAAAAATATTAGCAAATTCAAAATTTTCTACAAATACACCACCAACTCAGAATTTTCGATCTATTGATAATGTAGATTTTGCCGATCCCACTAATAGAAACATTCGTGTATTGGCCCGAGACGGTTCAAATGCACCGACTATGTATGTAGTATCAAAAAAAATAAAACTGGTGTCGGCTGATGTAAAAATTGCAACATTTTCATTTGGATCGGCGCAGAAATTTTCTAAAATAGAAATCACAGATACAAACGTAATTTCTATTATTTCGGTAGAAGACTCTAATGGTAATTTGTTTTATGAAGTAGATTATTTAGGTCAAGATTTAATTGTAGAAGAACGTGATACAGCAGTTAGAGGATCTGATGGATTTTTCTCTAGCGAAACTATGCAGTCTGGATCACTGTCTCCTGCAAAACTTGCAATCTTTCGCAAAAAACCAAGAAGATTTGTAACACGAATTAATTCTGATATGAAATTAGAACTGTGTTTCGGGTCGGGAACAAGCGACACCAGTGATGAACTGGTAACGCTAAATTCCACACAAATTGCAAATTCAAAATACAACCAAGTCATTAGTAATTCATCTCTAGATCCGGCAGATTTTATATCAACGGATACATTTGGATTGGCACCTGCTAATACTACATTAACAGTGACCTATTTAGTAGGCGGTGGAGTGCAATCAAACGTTGCGTCCAATACCATTACGCAAGTAGACGTAGCACAGATTGCAAATAATATTACCGATTATGCTACTGCAGAACAAGGATTGTACAATCAAGTAGTATCAAGTGTGGCAATTATCAATGAAGAACCAGCACGTGGCGGTGGCGATACCGAGTCTGTTGAAGAAATACGAGAGAACGCACTGGCCTTTTTTAACGCACAAAATCGTGTGGTAACTGACAAGGATTATCTGGTACGAAGTTATGCAATGCCGGCGCAGTTTGGATCGGTGTCAAAAGTATTTGTGGTACGCGATGAACAAATTAATGCAATTGCACGACAAGATTCGGGGTCATTACAACTAAACAATGATCAAAATCCATTTAATAACCGCACGTATGTGGTAGATCCAGTAGCACCAAATTCAATTAATTTATATGTGCTCGGGCATGATGAAAATAAAAATTTAGCTACCTTGAATACATTAGTCAAAAAGAATTTAGCAAAATACTTAGAACAATATAGAGTATTAACCGATGATGTTAATATTTTAGATGCCTTCGTGGTAAATATTGGAGTAGAATTTCATATTGTTGCGTATCGCAGTTATAATATGAACGATGTTATTGCACGGTGTATTGATGCAATTAAAAGTTTCTTCGATATTACAAACTGGCAAATTAATCAACCAATTATTATGAATGATCTTCGATTGACTATTGGTTCGGTAGAAGGAGTACAAACTGTGTCTGATGTAATTGTTACGAACAAATATAGATTTAAAGATGGCCGTGATTATTTTGAATATAGATATCCCATTGAAGAAGCAACGGTGGACGATGTAATATACCCGTCACTTGACCCAAGTATATTCGAAATACGATATCCAGAAACGGATATTGTTGGATTTGCTCGTCAATAATTGAGATAATATATGAGAACTTTTCTACCAACGTCAGAAGACGCAACTATCTACGAAAAATTTCCAACATTAAATACTGGACTTGATGAAATTATTGAAGTGGGAAAAATAATAAAATCATTAGATGGGCCCAATGAATATGCCTCGGGGTCAACGAGAATGTTGATAACGTTTGATATTCCTTCACTACAGCAATATCCAACATCTTCGGTGTATTATTTAAATCTACGAATTGCAAATGCAACAAATGTCAACCGTTATCAGACATTGGAAATATATCCAATATCACAAAGTTGGGTAGAAGGAAGTGGATATTTTTATCAAGATACGCAGAATGCGGAAGATGGTGTAACGTGGATTGACAGAAGTACTACAGATGTGTGGGCAACTTCGGGCAGTAATTATACCACAACAATCTCTGCATCATATACTTTTTCAAAAGTTCCCATTGAAGATGTAAAAATTGATGTCACTGATTTAATTGCGCCTGTTGTATCTGGTTCAAAT